TGCTTGTTAGCATAAATTTTACTTCCAGCAGAAACGGCTAATTTAATTGCCGATAACCACATGTTAGTACCAAGTAGCTTTTACAGGTTTTTTATCAGCTCTTAAAGCTTTAGTTCCTTTTACAGTAACTACTTCTGCTTTAGTGCCGCTCGTCATAGGAATAGTAACTCCGCCTGTTGCATAACCATCAGCTCCAGCTCCTAGTTCTTTTACAACTTTAGGGTCTTTATTCATAAAACCTGAACCTTTAGTCCAATCTTTGCTCATAATGTTTCTCCTTGTTAATATTATAGTTAATTTTTCTTAAAATTTCTACCGAAATCGTGTCTTTTACTTTGATCTGACATTTGTTGTTTAGCAATTGACACTCCTGCACGTAATCCAGCTAATTCTTCGTTTTGTTCTAGCTTTTCATCGTGTTGTTGGTCGTTCATCATAGCTCTCATAGTGTCTAAATCAAGTCTAGCTTCATTATTTGAATTTCTGTCTTGATCAGCTCTAGCTTTTAAGTCTAATTCTCTAGATTTTAGTTTAAGTAGTGGATCACCACCTACTTCACTGCTAATTTTATCTTCTTCTTTAGCATAATCTATAGTCATTTCTGCAATCAACACTGCTTTTCTAGCTTCGATCTCATCTGTAATCTGTTTTATACGTTGTTGACTTTGCATAGCCATTGGATTTTGTTGCATCATCTGTGGATTTTGCATCATTGGTGCTAATTGTTGTTGTATCATTTTTAATTCTTGCATTTCTTCTACAAATTCTATTTGTACTTGCTCTTGTGCCATTAAACTAATGTGTTCAAGTATGTTTTTTTGTAAACCCATCATTGCCATAGGATTATTTTGTACCATAGAGATTGACATAAAACTTAAATGAGCATCAATGTGTGCTTTGTGGTCTTGACCAGGAAAAGCTTGAAAAGGTTTACCACTAATAGACAAAATATGTTCTAAACTTGGGTCCATTGGTTGTGGTTGTTGTGGGGGTGGTAAGATTGCGTTTATATTTTTAATACCAAACGCTTCATACATAGATCGGTAGGCTTGGTACATGTTATGCATTTTAGGATTTGATTGTGCAAGTTGTAATTGTGCTTGCGCCATAGAAATTCTTTGTGTTTGAGAATAAATGTTTGGATCTGCAACAGGTAAAATATCTATCTTGTCATCAAAGTCTAAAACTTTAATATTTCTTTGTGCACCTGGAACATCATAAGGATATTCTGGTGGTAAATAAGTTTTAAATACTTCTGCTAGTAATTTAAATTCTGATTTTAAACCAACATACAATCTTTTGTGAATTGCAGACATTACACGTGAACCACGTTCTAATAATGCAACAGTTGTACCAACTGCAGCTTGTTGATTCATATCTCCAACTTGTGAATCTGCAATACTTGCAAATCTTTGAGCAGAGCTAACACAAATACCCATTAACTGTAATAAAGTTCCATCAGGACCTTTAAATGGTAATTGCATAAACTGATCTTTAATATTTCCACCTGGTACATCTACATCTCTAAACTCACCAGGTTGTAATGGTTGTGCATCGTCTCTCATTCTTACACCTCTAGTTTTAAAACCAGCAGGTAAGTTAGCTAAAGTTCCAGCATCTAATAATTGTCTTAATGCAACAGTAGCTGTACGTGATAAACCACCAATCATATGAATTAAACCTAAACCATAAAAACCCATACCTGGTAAAAATTTAAAATGTACAAAATAATCTTTTTTCTTTTTTAATTGATCTTCTGCTTCAAAGTTTCTTCTAATAGATAAAATTTTTCCATTAGCTTCATCCATAGTAATGATGTAAGGCAGTTTAATTCCAGTGGGCTCACCATCTTCAGGATTCACATCTTCGTATCCTTCCAAATCTACGTTGACATGCATTTCTAAAATTGTGTACATGTCTTCACTACCATTTTGAGTAATGCCTTCTAATTCTAATTCTTTTTGTTTTAATTGATTTTCTGTAACCGGCGGTTCTCCCAAATCAATGTCTTTGTAAAAGCCATTGATTTGTTGTTTACGTAAATCATTTTGAGAAATACGTATAACATGGATTACAGCTTCCGCATCTTCTAATGAGGTAGCAGAGTACGGTACCACTAAATCGTCAGCGGGTATAAACTTAGAAACAGCTCTACCTAAAAGATCGTCATAGTAAACTTTCTTAAAAGTAGAACCACTTAGGGGTAAGTAGAAAAGCATTTGATCAAACTCTGGTTCATACTCTTTCATCTGATCCATAATTTGATAATTCATAAAATCTTTAACACGTTTAGATTGCTCTTCTTTAGGAACATTAATATCTCCTAAAATTTGAGTTCTAACCGGACCTTCTGCAGGTAATAATTCTTTGTAAGCTTGAGCTTGAAATTGTGTTACGGCTTCTGCCAACACTGGGTGAGTAACTGAACTTGCACCTCTAAAAGGTTCTGTTCTAGTTATATATTTAAATCCAAGTAGACTTAATCCTTCTTTATAACTTTCTTCCCAATCTTGTCTTGATTGTTTGTAATCTTTATACTTGTCCATTAGTTCTGAACCTAATGAATCTAAATCTTGATCATCTATAAATTCTGCTAAGTTAGCATTGTGGTCTTGACCCCCTTCAGGATCTGTTTCATTTGGATCAAAGTTAATAGTTGCACTACCATCTTCTTCCATTTCAATTTCTGTTTTTCCATCCATTGATGTATCAGTAACAGCTTCAGTAGCATCTACTGTTTCTTCCTCTGGAAGATCTATTTCAATTGGATTATTTGGTAAACTTTTGTCTATTTCAGCCATGGGCTATTCTATCCTCTATTCTTGATTGATTCAACACCTGAAAGGTATGTATCAGTTGTTTTATTAAAAGTCAATGTTGGTGTCATCCATCAACATTTCGTTGTATATTCCCCTATCGTAATCACTCATTTGATTCATTTTCTCAATCTCGTCTTGTGCAAATTCATAATAGTCTTTTCCTAATCCAGCCGCGGTCATCGCTGCGCCGACCGGTGTTCCCATTCTCAATAATTTGCCAGCACCAATTCCCATCATTCCTAATCCAGCCATAGGATCTGCTAATGCTTCTGGTAAACTCTCACCTTTATCTAAATTTTCTTTTACTGTCATTCCCGTTGTAGCTATTCCTGCAGGTGCTGCTAAAGTTTTAATTAAACCTTTTAATAATGCACTACCAGGTTTTGTCATACCTGCTGCTCCTATTGCACCAGCCACGGTCAGCGGTTCGGGATTATCTGCTGCCCATTCTAGAAGATTGGATTGCGAAGCGACGTCATCACTTCCTGTTTTTACCATAGCACCAATAGTTGGATTATAAGTTATAGCGGCTTCTGCTTCATTACCAGTTGCCATCATACCCCCTATTATTGCAGCGGGGATCGCGGTCTTTGCTTTGCCAAAGTTTTTAAACATGTTAAGCACTTTAGATTTTTCTGGTATAGGAGCTTTGTCTGCTGTTGTTACTCCTTTTATTTTTTTTGCATTTTCTAATGCTGATATTTTTCTTTCAAAATCTTTTCTTTCTTTTCCAGTCATGTCTTTAAATATTTCATTTTTTCCTTCTAAACCAGCAAAAGACATTTTATAATTTCCGGCTTTAGGTTTAAACTCACCTGTTTCTGGATTTACTTCAAAATAACCTATTTGACCTTTATAATCTTTTCCTAAAGTATTGATTGCATTGTTAACATTAAGTTTTGCTTTTGCATTTAACTCTACAATTTTCTTTTTATAACCATCTGGTTTATTTTTTATTAATTCTTCTTGTTCTTCTGCAATGTTTTGTCCAGTTATATTAAAACCTTCTAACTTTCTGTTCATTTGTGCAGGAATTTTAAAAGTTGTTTTTGTACCTGGTTTAGCAGATTTAATTAAAGGGTAGACGTGACTAAATTGAGTTCCTGTTTGTCCCGATCCTTTTATAGAAATATTAGAACCTTGAGTTTCTCTAATTTTTTTATCTCTAATAATATTAGCTAAATTAGGATCTTTAAATCTTCTTTTACCTGCAAAAGGAAATTTTAAATTAGCTCTTTCTGTTTCTTTACGAGTTAAAATTTTTACACCACCTTCTTTAACATTATTTAATTTTCCTTCTCCTCTAAAATCTTTTTTAGTCCATCCTTCATATTTAGGATCATTAATAATTTCTTGAATTTCTTCAGTAGTTCTCATGACATACTGATTTTTTTGTAATGGATTATTATAACTGTAAGTTAAAGCCACGGTCCGCTCCTCGCTTTAAA